TAGAGCTTCCACCACCTTGAGCAGCTCTTTCTGCTTGATTTAAATTATTTACTTCAGTCCATGAAGATCCGTTCCAAGTTTCAGTATTTGTAGTGTTAGTTGGAGGTGAAAAAGTTATATATCCTCCAGCTTGTAATGCAGCAGAAGTGTTACCAGCAGAAGTTCTAGAGTCTGCAGTGCTGTTTGTGTTTCCTGACTCTGTCCACGAAGTTCCATCCCAAAGCTCATTACTGTTTACCATTGTAGTAGTGTATCCGTTTGCAGCGATAGCGTCCGTTGAAGTTCCAGCACACGTCCAATAACCTCTGCCAGTATTAGTCTCTGCTATTTCAGTCCAAGATGAACCATTCCAACTTTCTACTACAGTTTGTGGTGATGCAGAATTTCCAATACACAAAGCAGCTGTATTTGTCCCAGCTCCTCCAGCGTAATGTCTAGCAGTATTTAAATCGTTTACTTCTGTCCAACTTGATCCATCATAAGATTCGGTATATGCAACTTTAGCAGGAGGGGCTTCTCTTCCTCCAAAAATTAAACCCGCAGTTTTATTTCCTGCAAACATACCCATAATATTTGTTCTAGCAGTATTCATTGTTCCACCACTAGCCCAAGTTCCACTAGCTATATCTTGTATTGTTTCTTTAAAAGTGTTTGTTGTTGAATTAAAAAATAATTGTCCTTCAACTTGTTTATTAAATATTGCGGGTGCTGTAAATTCTTCTGTTAAAGCTGAAACAGATCCAGTGTAACCACCACTTGCAAGAGCTGCTGCGCTAGTTCCAGAACCTGCCAGTCCATTTCTCCCTGTTGCCATGT